CCGATAGCTGTTGATCGGCTACCTAAAGTATCTGCGCTAAGAGCCGCAATGCCTACAGCAGTGTTGAAATCAGCATCAGTCAAAGCATCGCCTGCTCCAGAGCCGATGAGCGTATTTTGAAGACCCGTAGTGATGTTTTTACCCGCGCTATGTCCAACAGCCGTGTTGTTAGAAGTTGTAGCCGTAGTAAAGTTTTGATCCTGTAAGGCTAAATGACCTATCGCAGTGGAAGAAGTGCCTAATGTATCTGCGCTCAAAGCACCGTAGCCCAGCACAGTATTTTGGCTAGAATCGGTCAGCGCGTCACCAGCTAGCCCACCCACAATGGTGTTGTTGGTTCCCGTACTGATAAGCGCACCTGCGTTATATCCCACCGCTACGTTGTAATTATCAGTCGCTGTAGTGAAGTTTTGAGTTGCTAAAGCAGATAATCCGATTGCAACAGCCCTGCTTCCTTTTGTATCCGAGGTCAAAGCAGATTTGCCGTAAACAGTGTTTCTTTCACCCACCGTGAGAGCATCAGCGGCAAGACCGCCAGTAATCGTGTTGAAGGTTCCCGTAGTTACGCTCTGACCTGCACCAAATCCAACTGCTACATTATAAACATCCGTTGCAGTGGTGAGGTTTTGTTGATTTAAGGCAGCACGACCTATAGCCGTTGATTTACTACCTAACGTATCGCTTGATAAAGCCTCCTGACCCACAACCGTATTTTCATCAGCGTCAGTGAGAGCGTCTCCAGCGAGACCACCAATGATCGTGTTCCTAAGTCCCGTGGTAACTGCCGCTCCTGCTTGCATACCAACGGCTGTATTGTAAGAAGTGGTCGAAGTTGTAAAGTTTTGATTTTGTAACGCGCTTTTGCCAATAGCGACATTTTGAGCGCCTAGAGTATCTGTCGTTAATGCCTCAACGCCCATTGCCACGTTATTATAGCCGGTGGTTAGAGCGTCACCTGCAAGACCACCGACTAGGGTGTTCTGGGTTCCCGTGGTGATTTGGACACCTGCTTGATAACCGACGGCTACGTTGTAAGCATTTGTTGCCGTGGTAAAGTTTTGAAAAAGTAGGCATCCATCACCAACAGCTACTGACCTACTCCCTAACGTATCTGACCCTAACGCCTGTGAGCCGACTGCAATGTTGTTCGCCCCTTCTGTGAGAGCATCAGCCGCAAGACCACCAACAATTACGTTGTTAGTTCCTGTTGTGATAGCACTTCCTGCCGCATGTCCTACCGCCACATTCAACGAATTCGTAGCAGTGGTCATATTTTGTGTGCCAAGGGCCGTGTAGCCTACAGCAACGCTCATGGAGCCTAGAGTGTCTGACGTAAGAGCGCCGTAACCCACCGCTACGTTGAAGTCGGCATCTGTTAGAGCATCACCTGCAAGAGAGCCGACAAAGACGTTCTGGGTGCCCGTGGTCAGCGAACCACCAGAAGCGTATCCCACCGCCGTATTGTGGTCAGCGGCAGCTAAAGCATCGCCTGATAAGCCGCCAATAAAAGTATTGAACTGTCCCGACGTAATGCTTTTGCCTGCATCAGAGCCTACCGCTACATTGTAAAAATCCGACGCTGTAGCGAAGGTTTGATCTTTGAGCGCGTTGACGCCAATGGCTACAGAGTGTGAACCCATCACATTCGTAGTGAGGGCGTTGTAGCCCAAGGCGACATTGTTGCTCGCGGCAGTGGTAGCGTCACCTGCTAGGCCACCTAAAAACGTGTTTTGAACTCCCGTTGTGACTGCTGTTCCTGCATTGAAACCAACGGCCACGTTATAAGCGTCGGTGGCAGTAGTAAAATTTTGTGCTTCAAGTGCGGAACGTCCAATAGCTACGCTTCTTGACCCTAATGTGTCTGTTTTTAAAGCATTTCTGCCAACAGCTACATTAAAATCTGCATGGGTGAGTGCTTCACCAGCACGTGAACCTATAAGCGTATTTTGTACTCCCTCTGTGACTGATAAACCAGCTTGATACCCAACCGCCGTATTAAAAGCATCTGCACCAGCATTCAGGGTTTTGAGAGCTTGATACCCAACAGCCACGTTGTCACCATGACCATCCTCAGTGCTTAACGCCTCAAAGCCTATGGCTACGTTGTTATCGCCCGTAGTCAAAGCCGTACCCGCTTCATCGCCCACTAAGACGTTGTAATTACCGCCAGAGGTAATGCTATCGCCAGTATTTACTCCTATGCGTGTGTTAGATGTTCCTGCGGTGCTTGTAGATATGCTCGGCACAGATAAATCAGTAAACGCATCGACCATCGCACCGCCGGAGCCAGCGCCATCAGAGTAAATGGCTTTTACTTGACCATTAGCAATTGTGACCGTAGCGCCAGAGCCTTGCTTGATGATGATGTTATACGGGCCAGATGAACCTGAATCTGTCGTTGCATTTTCTATGAACCACAACTTAGAAACAGTATTCGGCCCTATAGTGACGGTGCAATCGCTATCAAGAGCGCCAGTGTATTTAAGAAACATGCTCCTGCCGGGATCAGTAGACCCATCGGCAATAGTAGTAGTGTGGGTATCAGCATTCGTCGTAATAGCTTCCGTACCAAAAGAAAAAGCCTCAGCTATCAACTCCAAATTTGTATTTGTACTGGTTCCCCAGGTGCCTGCCTCGTCACCAGTGGCAATCTCTTTCAGGCGCAGATCGTTAACATAAGTTGCCATCTATCTTCTCCGACTTTTCGTCTTAGGCTTTGGCTTCTTCATCGAAGCAACATGTTTTTTCAAGGTTGCTGCTTGTTTTTTGTGAGCCTTAGATGCTTTCTCTAAGCTCTTAACTATTTTCTTAACCTTACGCACCATTAAGCAACCTCTTCCCAGTTTGGAGTTTGACTGTCTGTCACAGCAGTCCAACTCGGTGTCTGACTATCGCTTATACTACTCCAATTCGGGTCTTGGCCATCATTTATGATGCCATAAACAAGGAAGTATCCTATCGCTCCCGTCCCCGAAACACCCGTGACAGATACGTTTGCATCTGCTGCAACGGTAACGTTTCCAACATTTGAGTCACCTTGCACTCCAGTGACAGAAACATTTGCCGTGCCCGTGACCGTAACTGAACCAACCGCTCCAGTCCCAGCATTCCCAGTAACAGAAGCATTCGCATCAGCGGATACAGTAACCGTTCCGACAGATCCAGTGCCTGCCACGCCTGTAACAGATACATCGACACCCGTCCCTTGGACGATGGTGACTGACCCGATTGCCCCTGTGCCAGAAACGCCTGTGACAGAAACATTTGCGTCTGCGCTGACTGTGACTGTTGTGACGGCACCAGTGCCTGCAACACCCGTAACTTCAACAGGTATCGCTTCATTCCAAGCGCCTTGGCCCCAAGTGCCTCTGCCCCAACCTGTAACATTTGCCACACGTTATACTCTACTGATTATGGCGACGATCTTTTTGCTGTTTTAGCCATCGCTGATACTGCTTTTTGGTCATGCGTTTCTGCTGAACCTGCCTGGCCACAACATCCTAAGCAATGCGAATAATCGCGTTAGATGCATCAGCTGCAGGAAACTGAATCGTAAAGTCACCAGAGCTAGACGTTTTGTCTGCGCCAAAATCTAGTGCACAAACAGCTGGATCACCAGAAGCACTGTCATTAAAGATCAGTGCGCCTCGTGCAGTCAGGCTGCTAGAAGAAAACGTTAAATCAGAGAAGTCTGTGATTGCGGTGGTCCCATCATTGCTAGGGTCAACGCGAGTCAGCGATGCACCTTTGGCAGTGTAGCCAGTCCCTGATATCTCATTCGATGTGGTGTACGCCGTGGTGCTTGCGCCCAGAGAGGCAGAGCTTGTGTATAGCGCAAGATTGAACGTGCTTCCGCCTGTATTTTTAAAATTATGAACCGCCTCTAAAAGCTCTTTCTTAAAGGTTGTGCACATTGCTGTTGTTATAGCCATTACAAACTCCTGATTATGTTTGCCATGTCAGCATGGCCCTGTCTTTCTAACTCTGCGATTAAAGTTGTTCTATCGCTTTTGATAGCCTCTTTGATGTAGAACTCTACAGTTTTCTCCACAGACTGCTTGAAAGCTTCTGCTTGTTGAGCAATCAAAGGATGGCAGTTTCCGCCAACGCTAACAATCCTGTCCGCCGCAGCCTTTGCCCAAAACTCTGGATCGTGTCCTTTGTCTTGAGTTGTTGATACTAAAACGCTGCCTACCTCAAGAGTAGATGCTTCAAACAAAGACAATCTTAACTCCTGGCAATGTCATATCTGTATTCGTCTTTTGCTCCGTAGCCTTCGCCAAGGCGCTTGAGTGCAGTCATAGCGAGAACAAATCTTTGTTCATACTGAGCGGCTTCTTCAGGTATCTTCAAGAAGGTAGCTGCCTCAACAAGAGTGCCATACAAGAGTGCGTCAGGAGCATTATCTGATAGCCAAGTTTTGTCTGTCCCAGACGTAGATGTCAGTGACGCTGGCCGATACTTGTAGTGAAGCTCAAACGAGTAATCAGATGCAGGAGTAGGCGCCAGGATGAACGTGTTGTCATCAAACAAAGCATAATACTTTGTTTCGCCGGTTGTTGATGCGTTAGGTGTGTAGTCTCTTATAAAAGTGACATGCTTAAAAAGCGGATAGGTGTAAACACTGTTCACGATCAAAGCTAGGCTATATGTAGCCAAGAAGTCTGATGGTGTTGCAAGGTATTGAAAACCTGTTGTTGCGTTACCTGTGACATTCTTCCTGAACACAGGTAGCTCTACATTCTTCAATATGCGCTCTTCGGCCTCTTGAATGAAAGTATCAAGCTCAGCTACAAAAGTAGTCTCTGAAGTCTCGCAATAATCTTGAACCGTAGATTTCAGTGTTGCTAATGTAAAACTCATGTTGTCACCACCGTTACTGTCCCAACAGAACCTGTCGCGCCATCTATACTAAACTCAGAGCCTATCGGATCACCCGTAGTAGACATGACTTTGTTGTCATCAATCGTTCTTACGACGCCTGCCCCAGCAACCACATCAGGAGAAAGATTAGGCCTAGGAAATCGCAAAGCCTCTGGATCAGAAACATTGTGAATAGGTTCTAGCTGCGGGTGTTTGGGCTCGTAGCACTCAGGACAAACACGAAAGCCCGTCCACTCTTTCTTGAGTGTGAGGTATTTGTATTGAAAGCCACATCTATCGCATATGGCAATCGCGTACTTGCCAGAAGCAAAAGACATTATGCCAACCTAGATCTAAGACCTGGAGATATCGTCAGAGATGCTCTGCTTTGGTCTTGGTCAGCTGCTCTAGCAAACTCCTCTTCATAGAACCCTTTGAGCATTTGAACCCTATCAGGCGCCCTCTTCAGAGCTATGTAGTATGCCAGTCCTGCTGCTAAACAAGGGAAGAATCGAAACGGCACATCAACAGTGTTTACGCTGGCATCTGCATCTTCAATGCGAACTAATCTGTTGATGATTAACTGATCTGTCGAATTCTCTGATGCTGGCCAGATGTAAAGACGAGGTGTCAGTTGCTTATCAAGAAAGAACTGAGTTGGTCTTGCCTGAGTAGATTTAGTAGGAATGTTGTAATACTCAGACCTACCTATCTGCTCCATGGTGATGTCTGTGGTTGTAGACCCCTCAGTTCTTCTAATGACAACGTCCAAGACATCAATCGTGCTTGAAGACAAATCAATAAACTGGTCACCAGTGGTTAGCGTAGTTGTGCTATTGGTGACAGTCCATTGATTCAAACCTCTGTTTGCCCAATCAGCAAACAAGAGGTTCAAAGATCTTCTTGCAGTTACGCCATCGTAGCCAGTGCGGAACTCAAGGCCACATCTTTCAAATGCTTCCTCGATATATTCCGCAACATCTGGCTCAAAGTCTCTGCTTCCAGAAGTGGCCATTAATAACTCTTTATAACCTCAAGGATTACGGTGTATGTATCGCCACTGCTCGCACCAATCGTGGTGAACTGAATGTCTCCAGTTTTACCTGATCCTGCGTTGTTAGGTATCCCAGAGAACGGTGTGTAATCGTGCATACCGTTTGAGTCTGGAGACAAGGCAATGATCAAAGTGTCTGTGGTTGCGTCATTCAAAAGCTGAACGCCCATGCCAACACACTGCCACCAGATCTTTGATATCGCCACCTCTGTGCAGGAGTCACCTTTGCTGTTTGCCTGAAGAGCACTGACATCAATCTTGGTTACTGCGCTTTCGCCAGTGCCATCACTGATGTTCGTAAACTTTAGAACAGCTTTACGATTGTCATCCTGAATTGTTTGTGATGTGACTGTATCAGCCATCTCGCTCTCCTATTACTGGTCAGCAAAAGCAGGCGCAGTAGTGCTCGTTACATTCCCAAAGATCTGATAGTTGGTTGTATCTATGCCGATAATGGTTATTTCAAACCCAGCAGGAACGTTCAGCTGTATGCTGCTGTTGGAGTTTCCATCAGAGAATACTGAGCTAACTTCGTTGCCGTCCGTATCTAAGAAAGTAACACCACCAATATAAAAATTAGTGTTGCCGGGAGTAACAATAATCGCGTCCGTAGCATCAGCAGCGCCACCAGCGTATACAAACTTGAAAATAGATCCAGCAACAGGAGCAGGAAGCGTATAAGTATTATCTTGGCCACCGTCTGGAACAAGAAGAATCCTTCCACTGTGAGTTGCGTTGGTTAGGGTTACGTTGCCGTCTGAGAGGCTAACTGGAGCGCCACCGTAAGTTGTGATCTCGGTAATCGCACCGCTAGTTGCGTCTTTGCTGATGGACTTAAATCCATTCTCTGATCGGACTGGACCCGAAAAAGTCGTATTAGCCATTGTTATCTCCTGTCGTGGCTAGTGTCAGGCACGGTATGCGCCTGTCAGGGATAGATTGTTTATACAGTACAAAAAGAAAAGGGGCAACAAGTGCCCCTTTCTTACTGTTCCATGTGGAACAGTTATGCGCCTTGTGATGCGAACACTGCGCGTGGATTACTAAAGCCGAAGCTATATCGCTCGCGGGCTTTGTAGCGCACGTTACCAGTGTTGAAATCACCTTCCATAGAAGTCGCAATCGGGCTGCGCTCAAAGTGCTTGAAGCCATCTGGAACGTCAGTCAATACGAAGAACGCATCGGTGTCAGTCAAGAAGTGGTTGACCGCATAGCCTTGAGGCAGCAGACCCATGTTCCTGATTGCGTTGATGTCGTTGTCCGCAGTCTCGACGCGCCCTGGTGTTTCTAGCAGACGATCAGCTACGAATTGCAGTTGAGGCGGAACAATCAGCTTGGTTCCTTGCAGAGCCAAGATCATGTTTCGATCATCCACAAAAGTAGAAATGCTGATCAGCGCATTTTCCAGCGACGTTTCGTTCAGATCTGAGAACGAAGAAGGACGATTTGAGAAGGTGCCACCACCAGCCAGTGGGTGATCGGTAGCCACAAGTGACTTGCCATCACCACCAGTGAAAGAGCTAGAGAACGCATTGTTCAATACGTTTGCAGCTTTCACTTGCTTGGTGTGTGCCATGCTTCGTGCAAGAGCCTTCGTATAACGCGCACCAAGGCGATCATACAAATTATCTTCTACACTTTCCTCGGTTAGCGCGAACGCCAAAGCAACCGTCTCGTGCGTGTAACGCGCAGTAAAACCTTCAGAAGCTTGGTCGTATGCAACGCCTTGCCCTTCAGATTTATCACGAGCGTTACCAAAGCCTACGATCAGCACTTCTTCTTCAAACGCTCGGTCTGAAGCTTCGGTTTCAAAGATCTCGGCGTGCTCGTTTTCATAACGAGCGTACTCCATGCCAAATAAAGCGTTGAGGCCAGGCTCTAGCTCTTTGGCTAATTGTGCTCTTGAAATAGCCATTAGTTAGCCTCCTATGCTAAGCCGGCGCCTTTCTGGCCGTAGATTGAGTTCTGAATCACAACGAGAACGTTGGTATTCGCCGTGGCGACATCTGAGTTTTCTGGATCAGCAGAAATATCAATCGCCTTAATTGGCAAGCCAGCTGTGGTTGCACCCGTGGTTACATCTAGCTCAGCGCCAGAGATACCTGTAACGGTGCTGCCAGAACTGGTGTACACGATATCGAAGTTACCGAACAAGTCAGCAACTGGGAACGTATCGTCAGCCTGGATTTCATACACAACATTCGGATCATCGATAACAAAAGCGATGATGTCCGAAGCATTAGTGCTTGCAGGGTAGAAGTTGCTGAACTTCTGCTCACCCGTTGTTGGGTCAGTAAAAGAGCAACCGTTGAACACACCAACGATAGGCACAGTGCCTCCGTCAGCGTGAACCTCTACCGTACCACCAGTAACCTGGGCAACCATATCTCCTTGGAAGATAGCGGTTCCATAGTTAGCGGCGATTCGATATCGGCTTTGTCCGCCCGTGTAGGGACCGCCCCCTATCATACGAACTGGACGCATTCCAAAAGCGGCATCTTGATTAGCCATTTTTGAATCTCCTAGTTAAACACAATCAAAATGAGGCTACGTTGATTTGTTGCCTCGCCCAAAAGATACCTGCGTCTTTCTCTCTTTCGAGATTGGCATCGCAGGGTGTTCTTCGCGCATCAGATCGTTATCCACAGCATTCATTTGCTGATCGGTCTGTTTTGCGAAGTAAGCATTTCGCTCTTCCACTGTCTCCGTAGGTATCTTAGCGAGCATCAATCCGCCTACACCGACTGTGCCTGCATGATTACCTTCATCGATAACCGGCAGGTCATATCCTGAAACTTCGCTTGGGTGTACAGGTTCGTACCCCTCACGCAGTCTCATGTGTACATTCGTCTTATCTGACTCGCCCCGTATATGCGTTCTAATCCAACGATAGTGCATACCTTCAGGAGGCTCTGGAGTTTCCAATACTTGAGGTGGAGTCCATGGTTTTCTTGCAGCCTTGGTAGACCGTGAAGAAGCGCCCCTTGGCGTTCTGTTAGAACCAGGTGTTGTCGTTTCTTCGCTCATGAGCTCTGTAACCTCATCTTCTGTTTTGCGTATTCTTTGAACGGCACTCCAAGTTTCCTAGCTAGTTGCTGCTCCGTTGGCGTTAGTTCAACTGATCTACGAGAGTTTTGATTGCGTCCACTTCCAGTCGTGCGCGATCCAGAGACAACGGTTTGGACGTTTTGTTGGTTGTCTCTCGCGTTAGTTTGCTCACTAAATTTATGCGGCAGTTCTTGCCTCATACGAGCATCAATTTGAGCGTAGTATTCATCAGATTCTAAGTCAATACCGCTCTGTATCAGATCGTTATGTATGGCAAAAGCCACATTAGTCATAATAGAATCTCTGCCAAACCATTCGTTGTTGTTAGCCCACTCTTGAGCTTTTGGCGATGGCTCTTGATATTCAGCCTCGCTTTGTCCACCGCCATAAGATGGGCGGGCTAGTCTTTGATCTCTTTGCAGTTCACCAAAGCTTTCATCAACATCTTGATCAGACTCTTGCTGTTCAAGCCAAGCGGCGTAATCAATCTTGTACTGCTCAAGGTCGCGTTGATACTGGGCTAGTGCATTACGATCAGCCTCTGCCTTTGCAAGCAACTGCTGAGCCTCTGCCATAGCTTCTGGGTCGCCAGACTCATACGCTGTCTTCAGGTGCCTCTTTGCAGCTTCAGCTTGAGTTTCTACGCGAGTAGCAAACTCATCACTGTACGTTTCCTGCATCTTGAGGCTTTGCTCTGCAGTAGACGTTTGCGTTTGTTGTAGTTGCGCAGCTAGCTCTTCGTTCTTGGCCTGCAGTTCTTTTGCATACTGAAGCGCCTGTAGCTCTCTGCGCTGATAGTCTTTTGCTTGCTTTACTGCTTGATTGATACGGTTCTGAGCAGTTCGTGCTCTGACCTCTGCCTCAGATAGTTCTTCTTCACCTTGTTGAAAGTCAGGTGTATCGAACTCTTCTTGAACAGAATCCTCTGTGACAGGAGATATCTCATCAATCTCTTCGTCAGAAAAATCGATAAACGTAGATTCTTCTTGAACTTCTTCTTCAACGCGCTTGCCTTCAGGCAAAGCCGCGCTGTTTATGTTGTCATCGTCAAGCTTAGATAAAGCTTCACTTAGTGTTTCTTCGGCCATGTGATCTCACCTATGCTGATTTAATGTCGTCTGGATTAAGAATTGTTCCGATAACCTCATCATCGTTGATGATCCTAACTTCATGATCATCCTCTAGAGAGAATCTAGCGCCGGCATAACGGCCAATGAGAACCCAATCGCCCTCTTTGCACCATGCTTCGCCACCAAACTTATCGTGATCAAGGTAGGCCAAAGGGCCAACTTTCAGAACGTAACAGACAGATGTAGCAAGGTTCTCCTTGTTCACCGTAGACTCAAGCAGTTGTATGCCGCCATCTGTTACACCTTTGCCTTTGTATGGAAGAACAAGAAGTCTCCATCCAGAAGGGTCAGGCATTCTTTCAACTAACGTTTTATCTAGCACAGACGGATCTAAAACCCGGTCCTGCTCACTCACATATGCATCCGTAACGGACGGTTTTGCGATGGAATCTAATGATAGATCACTCATCGAGGGGGTCTCCTTCAATATGCAACGCTTCTTTTAATTCGTCGCGCAGGGTGCGAAGCATCGACAATTCACCCATCGCGAACTTGTAGTCCTCCATGTCTTTGATATTGCCAGAGGTGATGTAATCAACATGAGCTTCCTCATATTGATCAAGCTTCTTATAGATATAAGAAGCCAGAGCGATTGAATCCATGCTACATCACCGGCTCTGCATCTGGCCTAGGGGTTGGTCTGTTTGGAACAGCGCCTGGGAAGAAATCTATAGGCATTGGATTAGCTTGTGCCATGCCTGCAAAAGGAGCGGTAGCCTGCATCGGTGCCTGCTGCCCATATCCACCAAACACACTGCCCGGTGGTTGTGGAGGCATGGGAGGCATAGCTGCGCTAGGATCAAATGACTGACCAACGATGTTGCTGGCTATCAACATATCTGGCGTGCCCAGTGGAGACATTGGCCTAACAAACCTGTCTTTAAATCTAGGAGGCAGATCAGGATTGGGCTCATTAGTCAGAATCGGCCCCCTAGTTGGCGGTGGTGCAGGCACAGGAGTCGGCGCAGGTGCTACGACAGGAGGAATGCGTTGATCCTGCAAGCTTTGAGGCTGCAAAGGCTGCACGGGCTTACTGGCCTCCCACTTGGCCATATCGGCTTTATATTTCTTTACTTTTGC